GACAAACTAAACACTGTCAGAGAATTGCTGTTTCCTACTAGAAAAACACTTGCAGAATAGTTAATACTGTAGTATACTTACAGTATGGATTTTTACACTAATGTAGCAAGAACACGTGACAAGATACTGGTAACAGGATATCAAGGTAACAAGAAGGTCAAACTTCAAGTTGCCTATCGTCCTAACCACTACGTCAAATCAAAGAAGGGTCAAACTGCCTATAGGTCACTGGATGGTCAACCACTTGAGGTTGTCAATCTAAACTCTATGGGTGGTGCTCGTAAATTCAGAGAACAGTATGCACACGTAGAGGGGTTTGATATCCACGGATATGACCGTTACGTATACACATACATCGCTGATAAATTTCACGGAACAATAGAACCCAACACCAAGTTAATTCGTTGTGCTTCACTTGATATTGAGTGTGAGTGTGAGGATGGTTTTCCCGAACCCATGGAGGCGAAGGAAAAAATCAATGCAATCACAATTAAACCATTTGGAGAAAACTCAGTAACATTTGGTATTGGCCCGTGGGACACTGCACCCGATAACGTTGACTATGTTGAATGTGCTGATGAAGCATTCCTAATGGAAGAGTTTGTTAAGTATTGGGACAAACAGTCATTTGATATTATCACTGGGTGGAATGTAAACTCATTTGATATTACATACATTTGTAACAGACTTGATAGACTATTCGGTGACGGATACCACAAAAAACTGTCGCCTTGGAGAATGTCTGATGTAAGAGAGTTCACCCAATATGGTTATCAGAAGAATCAAGTGTTCACGTTATATGGTGTAAATGTCCTAGATTATCTAGAACTGTATCGTAAGAATACATTCACCAAACAGGAAAGTTATAAACTAGACCACATTGCTCACGTTGAGTTAGGTAAAGGTAAACTGGACTACACAGAGTATGGTTCACTTCATACATTGTATAGGACTAACTACCCATTGTTCTTAGAATACAATGTACGTGACGTAGAATTGATTGAAGAACTAGAAGATAAACTTGGTTTCATTGAGTTGATTCAATCAATGGCGTATACTGCTAAGTGTAATTATGCAGATACATTTGGAATGGTTAAGTATTGGGAAACCATTATTTACAACTTCCTCAAGGAACAGGGCATTCAGACACCCCCACAAAAATTACGTGGTCAAGAAAAGACTAATAAGATTGAGGGTGCTTACGTAAAAGAACCATTGGTTGGTGGTCATGATTGGGTTGTAAGTTTCGACTTGAACTCATTGTATCCACATATTATTATGCAGTACAACATATCGCCCGAGAAAATGATTCGTGGTAAGGTTGATACTTCTGTACAGAAGTTACTGGATGGTACACAAGTTGTTAATGGTGACTATGCTGTAACACCAAACGGTGCACAATTCAAAAGAGATAAACAGGGTTTCCTTCCCGAACTTATGCAACAGTTCTATGATGAACGTAAGTTATGGAAGAAGAAAATGATTGGGTATCAAATTGAACTGGAAAGCGTTTCAGATAAGAAACAACGTACAGTTTTAGAAACAAAAATCAAACGTGCATACAATAACCAACAGGTTCGTAAGATTGCACTTAACTCCGCTTATGGTGCTCTTGCTAATCAATGGTTCGCATTCTTTGATGTTGACCTTGCAGAGGCAATCACCACAAGCGGTCAGTTGATTATCAAGTGGGGTGAGAAGACAATCAACCAGTGGTTAAACAATGTTCTTAAAACAGAAGACAAGGACTATGTGATTGCTATTGATACAGATTCGTTGTACATTACTTTAGATGATTTGGTCAAACAGGTATTCCCCGAAGATACACCGAAAGAAAAAATTGTAGAGTTCATTAATACTATAGCACAGGACAAGATTGAACCTGTACTTGCTGAGGGGTATGAACACCTTGCAAAGGATACTAACGCATTTCAAAACAAAATGGAAATGGGTCGAGAAGTAATCGCTGACCGTGGTATTTGGACTGCAAAGAAAAGATACATCTTAAACGTACATGACAACGAGGGTGTTAGACTGAAAGAACCTAAACTCAAGATGATGGGTATTGAGACTGCTAAGTCTAGTACACCACAGTGGGTCAGAGGTAAACTTACAGATGCATTTAAGGTTGTCATGAACGGGACAGAACAGGACTTATGGGAATTCGTTGAGACTGCCCGTAGAGACTTTAGGACGTTGCCGCCTGAAGATGTTGCATTTCCTAGAGGATGTAGAGGTCTTAAGCAATACTCTGATAGGTCTATGATTTACTCTAAGGGAACACCCATACACGTAAGAGGTGCTTTGCTTTACAACCACCTACTCAAAGAGAAAAATCTTGACATGCGGTACGAGGTAATCAAAGATGGGAACCAACTACACTTCTCATACTTGACTACACCGAACCCTATCAACGAAAACGTTATATCGTTTACTGGTGGATTACCAAAAGAGTTTGATTTACATAGATTCGTTGACCATGACATGCAGTTCGACAAAGCATTCGTTGAACCATTGAAAGCAGTTATTGGACTGATTGGTTGGAATCCCGAACCAGTTGCATCTTTGGATTCATTTTTCTCATAAAAGTACCTAGGGCATAAATATGCCTGTTATGTATGAGTATAGAGCAAAAATAGTAAAAATAGTTGACGGTGACACAGTGGATGTGGACATTGACCTTGGCTTTGGAATTATTTTATCTGACGAAAGAGTTAGAATAATGGGCATCGATACGCCCGAAAGCCGAACAAGAGATAAGGTTGAAAAAAAATTTGGTTTAGCATCTAAGAAACGATTGAAAGAAATACTTGGTAAAACTACCGTATTGAAGACTCAGATTAATAGAGACGGTGAGGACATGAAAGGTAAATTTGGAAGAATCCTAGGAGACTTTGAAGTTGAAATGAATGGAGTTACTAAACTTGTTACAGATGTGTTGGTTGAAGAGGGACATGCAGTCCCATATTATGGTGGGTCTAAAGACGAAACCAAAGCACACCACATGTTGAACAGGAAAAAATTAATCGATTCTAAAGTAGTTGATATGAGTTACGAAAAGGCTGGCATAGAATCATGATAATAGGAATAGAGTGGATGGATATCATTTACATCATCTTAATCAGTATTATTTTCGGATTCATAGTGCACATAGAGACTGAATTACATACCATCAAAACAATGATGGAAGAACATGTTAAATTTGACTCTGAGAAATCAAAGCTTAAAAATGGGAATAAAAAGGACTAAAAACCCTCTTCCCCTATTGTACTAGATACAGTATAATAGATTATACATTATGGAGAAGTGTTATGTCATTTATTAAAGACTTAGTCAAGTCCACTGGGAACGAATACGCTGGTATTGTTTCTGATGGCGTTGCCGCTGGAGATGTAGATTCGTTTGTCGATTCAGGCAGTTACATCTTTAACGCATTACTTAGTGGTTCACTATACGGTGGACTACCAAAAAACAAAATCACTGCAATTGCGGGTGAGTCTGCCACAGGTAAGACTTTCTTTGCATTAGGTATGGTCAAACAATTCTTGGATGACCACCCCGAAGCTGCTGTGATATACTTTGAATCAGAATCTGCTATCACAAGAGACATGATTGAGGAACGAGGAATCGATTCCAATCGTATTGTTATTGTGCCTGTAGTTACGGTTCAAGAATTTAGAAATCAATCAATTAATATACTCGATAAGTATCTAGAATCAGATGAGTCAGAGCGTCCACCAATGATGTTTTGTTTAGATTCTCTAGGTATGTTATCAACTACTAAAGAGATTGAAGATACTGCAGAAGGAAAAGAGACAAAGGATATGACACGTGCCCAAATCACTAAGGGTGCATTCAGAGTTCTTACTCTCAAACTTGGTCGTGCAAAAGTGCCAATGATTGTAACCAATCACACTTATGACGTTATCGGTTCCATGTTCCCACAAAAAGAAATGGGTGGTGGTAGTGGTCTCAAGTATGCAGCTTCATCAATTATCTACTTGTCTAAAAGAAAAGAGAAGGAAGGTACAGAAATCATTGGTAATATCATTCATTGTAAGAATGCTAAATCAAGATTGACTGTAGAGAACAGAATGGTAGATGTCAGACTTACGTATGATAAAGGTCTTGATAGATACTATGGTTTGTTAGACCTTGCTCTTGCCTTTGATGTATTCAAGAAGCAGAGTACAAGGGTGTTGTTACCGAATGGTAAAACCGAGTTTGGTAAAACAATCAACAACAACCCCGAAAAATACTTCACACCCGATGTGATGGAGAAATTAGAAGTAGTAGTTAATGAGTATTTTAAGTATGGAAAAAACAGCGAGACTGGAACAAACGATTCTGAAGAATCTAGTTCATAACGAAACATTTAGTAGAAAAGTTCTTCCGTACATTAAAAGTGAATACTTCACTGAGGTGGATGAACGCACTGTATTTGAACAGGTACAAGACTACTTTCTAAAGTTTAGTACACCCCCTACAACCGAAGCACTTCTCATCGACCTAGATGCGAATGATGAACTATCAGACAACATTCTAGGTTCAGCTAAATCGGTTGTAGGTGGGTTTACTTCCTTTGATGAGGATACGCCAGAAGAATGGTTGACGGGTGAGACTGAGAAATGGTGTCAAGACAGAGCAATCTATCTTGCACTTATGGACAGTATCGAAGTCGTGGACAAAAAGTCCCAACGTTCTACTGGTGAAATCCCCGAACTTCTTAGAGACGCACTCTCAGTTACATTTGATGCCAACGTGGGTCACAATGTATTAGAAGATGCTGAACGTAGACACGATTTCTATACAACAGAAGAAGAAAAGATACCGTTTGACTTAGAATATTTCAACAAGATTACTAAGGGAGGCTTACCTAATAAGACCTTGAACATCTGTTTAGCAGGAACAGGCGTAGGTAAGTCCCTTTTCATGTGTCATATGGCTTCTGCACACTTACTCATGGGTAAGAATGTTTTGTATATTACTATGGAGATGGCAGAAGAAAGGATTGCGGAAAGGATAGATGCAAACATCTTGAATGTTCCTATCAAAGATTTGCCTGAAATGTCTAAGTCAATGTATGGTAAGAAGATTGACAAGTTAAAGGACAAGACTAAAGGTAGAGTATTCATTAAGGAGTATCCTACTGCAGCTGCTCACGTTGGTCACTTCAGACATTTGTTACAGGAACTTGAACTCAAAAAGGATTTCAAACCCGATGTCATCTATATTGACTATCTAAACATATGTGGTTCATTACGAATCAAACCAGGCGCTGGTGCTAACTCTTACACATTGGTTAAGAGTATTGCTGAAGAGATGCGTGGTCTTGCGGTTGAATATGATGTACCAATTATGAGTGCAACTCAAACTACAAGAAGTGGATTTGGTTCAACAGATGTTGGTCTTGAAGATACATCCGAATCATTTGGATTACCTGCTACTGCCGACTTTATGTTTGCCTTGATAACTTCAGAAGAGTTGGATGAACTAGACCAACTAGTGGTCAAACAGTTAAAAAACAGATACAATGACCCCACTGTATTCAAAAGGTTTGTTATTGGTGTTGATAGAAGTCGTATGAAACTCTATGATTGTGAACAAGAGGCACAAGAAGAGTTAGTAGACAGTGCAACTTCTAATTTTGATGATTCAATTCCAGTTGCAGATAGAGGAAGAAGTGGTAAATTTAGCGACTTTAAGATGTAAAATTAACTAAATAGTATTACAAGTTGGTAATATTATGACGAAGAATTTGAAATCTAAAGAGGTTCTTGATTTGATACAACAGAAGGTTGTACTTAAAAAGGAATTAAGAATCGCAAGAAAGGAAAAAGATACTTGTGAGGTGCAACGCCTCACTGGTGCTATTGATACTATTGAAATACACTTGCATTCGACACCACTTCAAAAAACATAAATAGTAGACAAACACATTCAAAGGGTGTATAATCTACTATTATGGCAGTTAAAAATTTACATTTAGAACACTTAGAGGACGAAATCATCAATAATGGTATTGATGGCGGCCGTTCTGCTATTCACTTTCTCTTAGAACTACGCAAAATGCTAAAGGGTCATAGTAACTCTAGAGTAAATATGACTGTTAAATGGGACGGTGCACCAGCTATATGGGCAGGGCCTCATCCCGAAACTGGTAAGTTCTTTGTTGCAAAGAAATCTTTGTTTACCAAAGCACAACTACACTACACATCCGAACAGGAAATAAAAGACGCCCCCGAACTCACGGGTGACCTAGAAAACAAATTCTTAATTGCATTTAGATACCTATCAAAGGTTGGATTAAAAGAAATCTTACAAGGTGATTTGATGTACACTAAATCAGACATAGAAAAGAAAAAGTTTGATGATGGTACATACCTTACATTTGGCCCAAACACAATTGTTTACGCAGTCAAAGATGATTCACAACTAGGTAAAGATATTGCTAAGTCTCAAATGGGTATTGTATTTCACACCACATACAGTGGTTCTACAATCGAAGGTCTTGGTGCTAAGTTTGGTGCAAACATTAAAGGACTGAAACAGGGTGATGTGTGGATGGACGATGCCACATATAAAGATGTCAGTGGTACAGGTTCAATGACTGCTAAAGAAGCATTGCAACTACAAAAAGTTTTGACTACCACAGGTAAAGCATTCCACGGTATCAAGAAGGGTGACCTAAACAAGTTCCAAAAAGTTATGGAAGCTATGAGTGCTAAAGGTGCTTCGGGAGCTACATACAAGACATACGCAAATTCTTTGATACGTGCCAACAATTTCAATCCTAATACCCAAGACTATCTAAACTATGTAGATAAGTATTGGGAAGACAAGATGATTGCAAAAGTTAAACAAGAAAAGACCAAAAACATTAAGAGGGAACTTGCTAAAGATTTTGCAAATGAACTCAGAGGTTTAAGAAAGATGATTGATAACCTAACAGTGTTTCAATCAAATCTAGTAGAAGGTAAGATGATTATTATCAATGCTTTAAACAGA